GCTTTTCCTTTTGGCGACCATGATGACTATGTGGATTCAACCACGCAGGCATTACTTAGATACCGTCAAGGCAACTTCATACAACTCCCCGATGACTACTACGATGAACCACGGACCAGGGAACAAATGGAGTATTACTAATGGCTGATGATGGAGGATTATCACGCCGCGGTTTTTTAAAACTAATGGGCGGGCTGGCATCATTGCCGATTGCCAAGCAATTAGGCCTTGATAAGCTATTACTCTCCGAAGCGGCAAGTGCACCCACATCAAAACCTTTTGCGTGGGGTGAGCTTATTAATCTTGTAAGAAACAAAGGCGATCTTGTGCGACCAGATTCTCTTGGTTCTTTGGCATTTAGTAATAAAGATGTTTATAGGCTGGATATAGGCAATGGACGTGTAATTGAAGTGTCAGCCGATCCAACATATTCTGATATTACCGGTGGCGGCGATACCAGTACCTACATCGATGTCTTCGGCGAACGCGTGGATATTGAAGGTGGAGCTTTTGATGCGCCTGAATTCAGTGTACAGATTGGTCAAAATGAATTAGGTAATCCGGTAGGAGAAATTATGGGTGATGCAAAATTGCACTACACGGGTCCAGAAGATGCCGGCGACTGGGAATGGGACAGCAGAGGAGACTTTGAAGGACAGAACATTGATATAGATTTTGCCGATGACTTTGAGGGCATTCTTGAAGATGCAGCCAACGCACCGGTCATGCAACAAAGACAAGAACAATTGAAGAAAATTGAACAACGACAAAAAGGAAAGACAAATCTCCCCGCAACAAAAAAACAATTGCGATTGCCGAAGTTATCTGCTATAGCTAAATTTGCGGAGAAACGAAACCTACCGATACAGCTATTGCAAATAGCATCGCAAATGGGAGGCAGTAATTTATTAAACTGGGGGGAAGAAGTCATGGAACAACCAGCAGTACAGCAAGCAACAAGACTATTAGAGGAGCCAGCAGTAGAACAAGAGATTACGCGACTACAGAACCCATTGGCCAAGCGCCGAGGAGGCATTGTGTCGATCAATGAGTTAGTAGCAGCATGAGTTACCAGTCAGCCTTATTCGCACGCACCCCTGACTGGGTTAGCCGAGTGGCGGCGCAAGCCGCCTTATCGGCGTAGGAATAATATGGACGAAATTGAAGCACAAAAAAGGGCAAACTACTTTGATCTAGGACGTGATGACTTCATGGCATTAGAAGAATATTTGCTAAGTGGTTTATCGGATAAAGATTTAGGAAAAGCAGGTGGTGGCATGATGAATATTAATGACATGACAAGACCTGTTGGATATGGAAAAGGCGGCATTACAAGACGATTAGCTTCTACAAGAGAAGACAAACCTTTTGAAGATTTTTTAAAAGATGCTGGATTTACAAAGAAAGATGAAAAAACAGGAAGGATTAGAGGAGCAAAAGGAAACTGGGCAAAGTATTTAGTTTCAAAAAATATTAAAGTTGGAAGTGTAGAGGCAACAAATGAATTAAATAAATTTTTAAAAGCCGCAGGTAAACCTTTATATGTTGATATAGCTTCTGCTGGTAAAAACTTTTCAGAAGAAATAATTAGTGCAGTAACAGGAACACAACCAGGTGAATCTGGTTCTAGAGAAGCTAGAAATGCAGTCAATAATAAAATAAAAGAAATAAAAAAAATAGCTACACAAGCAGAAGGTCCCAACTCAACAAAAGCAAAACAAAAATTGTTAACAACTTTATTTGAAAAAGCATTTCCTGTTTTAAAAACAGTTCCTAAATATGCAGCTTTGCTATCAACAGCGGTTGCATCAAAAGCATTTGGATATATTCCAATTGCAACGGAACTTGGATCAGATGATGAAATGTTTAAACGATTAGAAGAAGAACAAAAGAAACAACAAATAATGGACAAGTACAACGTAACACAAGAACAAATGAATCAAATTGTAAATCAACCAATGGATTTACTTGCACCAATAAATAAACGAGGAGGCGGTATGATGAACATGGATGAAATGACAAGGCCACTTGGTTATGCAGGCGGTGGTTTTGAAGATCGTATGTCAATGTTAAGAGAGTCAATGAGAGACGAGGAAAATCAAAGAATGCGTGACCCAGATATTATATCGGTGGCATTAACGCTTGCTCGTCAAGAAGGGGATACGTCCGAAGAAAATGTTAATTTAATTATTGATCAATTAACAGCTTTAATGCCTTCTGTAACAAAAACTATGGAAGAAGAATTAACACCATTGTCAACTCAAGGATTAAAATATCTTTTTGATAAAATGAATATAATGGCGGGTAAAAAATCCGATCCAATGTTGAGAAGAGACGTGGGATTTGAAAGAGTAGATTAATGGCTATAGAAAAAGAAAACGAATTAATTGATTTAGAAATACAACCAAACTCGGAACAGGAAATATCTGTTCCTGGTGTTGAAGATAACGCTGTTATATTAGAGGATGGCTCAGCTATTGTTAATCCATTAGAAGATACATCGGCGCAAGGTGCATTTAATGCTAACCTTGCAGAATTAATACCGGATGATGAATTAGAATCTTTATCTGGAAGTCTAGTTGGTGATTACAAATATGATAAAGATGCTCGTAGTGAATGGTTACAAACATACACAAATGGATTAGATTTACTTGGATTTAAATATGAAGATAGAACAAAACCATTTGCTGGCGCAACAGGTGTAACTCATCCATTACTAGCAGAAACAGTGACACAGTTTCAAGCACAAGCCTATAAAGAATTATTACCGGCAGAAGGACCGGTTCGAACACAAATTGTTGGTGAAGTGACACCAGAAGTAGAAGAACAGTCACAGCGCGTCAAAGAGTATATGAATTATCAAATTTCTTACGCAATGGAAGAATACGACCAAGAACTCGATCAAATGTTATTTCATTTACCACTAGCTGGTAGTGCATTTAGGAAAGTATATTATGATGGTGTCAAAGGAAGAGCTGTATCAAAATTTGTTCCAGCAGAAGATGTGGTGATTCCCTATGTCTCAACGGATATGGAGTCCTGTGAACGTATAACACACGTTGTTAAAATTATGGGTAATGAACTCCGTAAAAAACAAGTAAGTGGTATGTACCGCGATATTGATGTATCGATGCAACCGGTAGATAAAAATGATGCAAGGGACAAATACGATGAATTATCAGGAGCGGATCAAACAGCCAATTCAGAAGAAATTGTTTTATTGGAATTTCATTGCGATTTGGACATACCTGGGTTTGAAGATAAGAATTCGCAAACAGGTGAAACAACTGGTATTAAACTTCCGTATGTCGTTACTATTGATGAAGGGTCTAGAAAAGTTTTATCCATTTATCGTAACTATAGAGAACAAGATCCACTTCGTAAAAAAATACAATATTTTGTACACTATAAGTTTTTACCTGGCCTTGGTTTCTATGGCTTTGGTCTTATCCACATGCTCGGGGGTCTCTCAAGAACCGCAACATCAGCTCTTAGACAACTTATCGATGCAGGTACGTTGTCCAATCTCCCAGCTGGTTTTAAAGCTAGAGGACTGCGAGTTAGGGACGATGACCAACCACTCCAACCCGGAGAATTCAGAGATGTAGATGCACCGGGAGGCGCGATCCGCGAATCCTTGATGCTCATACCATACAAAGAACCGAGTCAAACATTGTTTGCACTTCTTGGTTTTGTTGTTGAAGCTGGTCAACGTTTTGCAGCAATTGCTGATAACAAAATGGGTGAAGGCTCACAAGCAAATCCAGTAGGTACAACCATGGCTATTATGGAACGTGGTACTAAAGTAATGAACGCCATACATAAACGTTTACATTACGCACAAAAAGTTGAATTTAAATTATTGGCACAAGTTTTATCAGAAAGCTTACCTCCTGAGTATCCTTACGCTGTTCGTGGCGGCAATCGAATTATCAAACAACAAGATTTTGACGAACGCGTGGACATACTACCCGTTTCTGATCCGAATATATTTTCTATGGCTCAGCGTGTAACGCTAGCCCAAACACAGTTACAAATGGCAGTATCAAATCCTCAAATGCACAACATGCATGAAGCATTCAGACGAATGTATCAGGCATTAGGCGTTCGAGATATAGATATGATACTTCCTCCTCCCCAGCAGCCGCAGCCAGAAGATCCTGGGATGGAAAACTCAAAATCTTTGCAAATGATGAAACTACAAGCTTTTCCTGGACAGGATCATGCGGCTCACATAGATGCTCACCAAGCATTTATGAGTTCATTTTTGGTAGCAAATAACCCACCAACAATGGGTATTTTGCAATCACACATTTCAGAACATATATCTATGCTTGCAAGAGAAGAAATTGAACAAAAAAACGCACAAATAATGCAGGAACAAGCACAACAATTTGGTGGTCAGATACCTCCAGAGCTAATGCAACAGTTTCAAATGCAAAATGAGAAGGAAATTGCAGCAAGAATTGTCGAATTAACCGAAGCATTAGTCGCTGAAGAGCAAGAATACCTTGGACAAAAGGATTCTGACCCATTAATTGACTTAAAACAACAAGAATTAAATCTTCGAGCACAAGAAATTGCGCAGAAAAAGGACTTAGAAGAGAAAAAGCTTGACTTAGATGTAGAAAAACTTAATTTTGATGGAGAAAAATTAAAACAAAAGGATAAAATCGATAAAGAGAAGATCCAAAGTCAAGAAGACATTGCAGAATTGCGTGCTGAAACAACTTTAG